ACAACCCATATCGGCAGGCGATAGGGGTCCGTGGACGCGGACGGTGTCATGTAAATTGCCGTGCCCCAGCGACCGATTAGGTCTGCTTCAGCTTCATTGAAGAAGCAGCCAGCGGGGTCTTGAACCTCTATCTGCTCATACCCGGCAATTTCGTTCGTTAATGCGTTCACTCCGTATGGGCGATACTCAACCGTGCACAGCGCCAGTCCAGATTCGTAGTCGTAGCTGTCAATCGTGAACACGGCGAACTGGGTTTGCGGACCACCGCCTAGAACTGGCGACTGACGCCTGCGCTTCGTGCCAGTAGTTGGCGTGCGCAGCACAATTCGCGTGGCTTCAACAACGCGATTGAAGCCCTCCTCATTAAATCCCCAGACCTTATTTGCGGCCATGCTGACACCCTCTCTTACGTGATGCCAGTAAAGACGGTCAGGTCTAGTTTGCGGGTGACTGCGAAATTCAAGAAGACGGCAGTTCCGGGGCCGGGGCTTGTGAGTTTGTTGCCAGTGCCATCAAGCAGAACTGGCGATGATGGCCGTGCTGTCGCTCCGTCTTCATCGGGAATCAGGATATCCGTGAGTGCTCCCGATATGGTGATCCGGAACCCCTGGTCGAGCGGCTCAAGATCAAACCCATCATCATCGGCGTAGCGGCACTCCACGGCCAGCGTCACGGACCGGAATGCGTACCCGTTCTCTTCATCTTCTTCGCCAATGTCCAGTGACAGCACGCGAGCCCTCTCAGCCGCAATAGCCACGCCGTCAATCGTGATTCCGGCGTTGTTCACGGCACCCGCATAGGACAGGATGCCGACAGGAACACTGGCCGCGTTGAATTGAATGGTCGCAGTCCAGCGCGGGACTTCAGCCTCCAGCGGCGGATCGAAATAGTCACCAGCCGAGTTCACGCACGCATCGCCGTTCAGGTCGCGCATGATTGGCTTGACGACAAGTGATGATGTCCACCGCACCTTTGCCGCCCGTGCGGTTGGATTATCTCCCGTTTCCTTGGGGCTGTACTCATAGTTGATGTCCGCTTCCCACTTCAGACGCGATTCATCTGAACGACTGACTGAGCGGCTTTTAACGTAGGCCGATGCGTCGTCGGGATGTGCGCCGGTTGGCAGAGCAGCACGAATTACGCTCCATGATTCATTGGGGTCGTCAGACCAAATCTCGAACTTTCGGGTATAGCTGCGTGCGCCATCGACCGTGTCGGAAAGTGTTTCGCCGCGCCAGACCTCGTAGTTGTCGGTGATACTCATACAACCACCTCGCCCGCGACCCACTGGATGCCGTCGCCGTTGGTCATCTTGTCCAGGTTCTTGCGAACCTGCTTGGTTTCGGCTAACTGCTTTTCGTTCGTCTTCAGGATCTTGTCCTGAATTGGTTCGCCGCGCTGGGCCTTGAAGACGGCTGAGAATGCGTCACTACTGCTGCGGTTGAGTCCCGCGACTGCTTCTAGTGGCTTCTTAGCTGCCGTGTTTACCGGAGTCATTCCGGGCATAGCTGCGACACCAGCGGTCGCCAGTGCTCCGGTCACGTTGACTCGCTTCGGCATCTCTGGCGGTTTTCCCAGCAGCTCATCGCGGCGTTTATTCATGTGTTCGCCGAGCTTGTCGCCGAGACTGTCGCCCATCCTGCCGACGTTGTTCTTCAGGTTCTGTTCGAGCTCAGTTACGGCTCTCGCTGGGATCTCCGGCAGCGACTTCACGGCATTGACTGCGCCCTGCGTCAGTGGTGTCCAGTCGATCTCAAATGAGGTCGTGAAACCGGACTTGATCCAGTTCCACAGCGACGAAAACATGTTGCGGATATTTTGACCGAGGTTGATAAAGACCGTGGTCGCGAGATCGAAGGCGCTGAAGAACACATCCGACCAATTCTGGCCGAACCAAGTAAACCAGGCTGGAATCACGCCCGTGAAGAAATGGCCGATATCGTTGAACAGCGTGACGGCTCCGAGCTTCACGTTTTCAAACGCGAACAGGGCCACTTCACTGAAGTTGTTGAATAGGAACTCGCCGAGAATCAGTGCGTCGAGAATGAAGCTGCCCACGTCGGAGAACGTCATTCCGGCAATGCCTGTGATCTCGCCGAAGATCGTGGAGATGTTCGTGAACAGCGAACTGAGCGTTGTCGTCACGTAGTTGAACGCGACCATTGCGCCGTTAGCGATCAGCGTCCAGTATGCGGCCAGAGTCGCGCCTGCGGCTGCTGCAATGGGTGTGATGGCCTCATAGAAGCCTTTCATGGTCTCACCGGCCGAAGTCACGCCCTTGATGATGCCCGCGAATGTCAGGCCGGAGTTTGCGAGCAGGCCGCCGAACAGTGCATTGACGCCAGCAAACGCCACGCCCCACCATGCCGAGAACACGCCCGCAATGGAGACGATGACCGGCGTGATGGACTTCATGCCGTCCTTGATCATGCCTGTGAAGCCGATGAACTTGGTCAGCAGTGACTTCACGTCGAATGCGGCAATCAGATCCGTGGCGATGCCGCTGAGCGTCAGGCCAATATTGTCCTTGAGCGTTGACCAGATGCCGCCGAGCGACTTGGATTGCTTCTCCATCAGCTTTTCAAATTGGCCACCACTGCCGGTCATTGCCTGAAATGCCTTTTGCACTTCCGGGAAACCAATCTTGCCCTCGGTGACGAGATCCTGCACTTTGTTTTCAGCCACGCCGAATTGCTTCGCGAGTTCGCCAATCACGGGAATGCCGCGCCCGGTCAGCTCGTTGATGTCCTTCGCGAACAGTCGCCCCTGCACCTTAGCCTTGCCGTATAGCGTGGCAATCTCCGTGATTGGTGCCCCGATGCCTGCGGAGATGTCGCCCAACATGCGGAGTTCCGGCACCACGTCATTCGCAGCAATTCCGAACGCGGCCAGTGACTTCGCGGCGCTCGTGAGTTCCGGCAACTCGAAGGGTGTTTCGGCAGCGAAATCAGATAGCCCAGAGAGAACAGTCTTGGCAGTCGAAACCGACTTGAACAGCACGCCGAATGCGATTTCAGCCTGCTCCATGTTTGATGCTCGCTCGACCGCAGACGAGACAAGACTTGCCGCCGATGTGAGCCCAAACATTCCAGCGGTTGCCAGCCCGACGCCCGATGCCATACTGAGCATCGAAGATCCAAACGACGAGATACTTGACGACGCAGACGACAGACCTTTATTCAGGCCCATCGTGCTCGCCGAGATTCTGACGTTTACTGATCCGATTGCTGGCACGTTATCGACCTTTCCGCTTCTGGTCTTTCGCCGCAATTGTTGCGTTGTGCAGCCGCGCGAAGTGCATCATTTCGGCCTCCATCTGTGCTGCCGTCTTCTTTCTGGATGACTTCACCGACGGAATAAACTTCTCCGGCTTCACCTTTGCCTTAGTCCAGAGATTCACCATCGTTGCGGCAATGGTTCCGGCCTGTAGCCAGTCATCACCCCAAGGCTCAATCGCGTAGGCTTCCTGCCATTCCTGGAACTCTCGCGATGTCACCAATCGCTGCGTTCTTCGCACCGAGGTATGAAACACAGTCCGAGCCAGGAAGAACCAAAATCGGCGGGTCGGACTGTCTCTCAGTTTCCCGAGATGGCTTCGGCCTCAGCCTTGGTCATCGCGTTCAGCTTCAAGACGCGGTCGAAAATCGTGTCGAGCACCACGCCAGACTTCTTCGCCAGCAGGGTCGCGTCTTCAACCTTGAACATGGGTTCGATCGTGCCCTTGTTGACCAGCGAATAGACCGCAGCCAACGCCCGAACTGACTTCTTACTGGCACCACGAGCCTTGAAGTTCTGGATCAGGTTCTCCAGTTCTTCCCGCTGCTCGCCGTCCAGCGTGCGGATCGTGACTTCACCCCAAACCGGCACGGTAAAGGTGTCGGTCGGGAGATCGTCAGCGGCCAAAATTTCATCGCGATTCATGGACAAACCTTAGTTAATCAGAACAATAGCTCGCATGTCAGCCGACACTGACGAGCTGCTGTGAGAAAAGAACGCCTTGGTGACTGCGCCACCGGCCAACGGATTCGTGGCCGATCGCTCGCTGTCCCAGAAGAACGATTGCTGTGCTCCCACAGCACCGCCAATTGAGTACGCCTTCACCTCGGTGTTATCCGACGTGCAGAATACAATCTGCCCAGGCTGGTCGGAGTACAACAAAACACCGAGAGCGTTGTCGCCAGTTACGACAAACACCTCTTCCGTTGGCACCTTGGCCGTAATCGCAGTGGTTGCAGTCGGAAGGTTGTCACCGCTGCCGAGGTCGATCGGTACGCTGTTTGTGGCAACAGTTCCGATTACCACGCCGCGACGAGATCCACCGGTCCAGTAAATGTCCAATCGCTGGCCGTCTGTGAAACCGTGACCGCTCGACATGGTCAGCGTGCCAGTGTTGTCGTCGGTGCGCGTCGACAGTGTTCCAGTTTTTGCAGCGGTGACTGTCGGCAGCTTCGGAACACAGCCATCAGTAGTGACAGTGCGCTTGCTTGGGAATGTGAACCCCAAGCAGGAAATGCTTTCGTTGATCGTGGTCGTAACAGGCATGTGGTCCTCTGATTAGGCTATGGTGATCTTGCCCGACACCTTAATAGTGGCCGTGGCTGTCATGCGGTCATCAATCGGCGCCGCAGGTGCATAGCTCTTGAGCGCACCGCTGAAGCTCCATGTGGTGCCGCTGCCGAAGGTGATGACACAGGCCGAAAACGCGCCGGTGATCGGCGGCGTTGCGGTCTCATCAAAGTTCAACTCAACTTGCAGTTCGCCGTAGTCGACGAGATCCTGCATGATGAAAGTCTTAGCGTTGTTCGTGGTCGCCGTGTGCGATGTTTCGATCTCATCGCGCGTCATTTCCGGCGGCGTAACGTCGATGATTTCCGCGAGAAAACCAGTCTCAAACGCAATCGTGATTCCAAACCCTGTATCGGCCATGTTCAGTTGCCTTTGCTAATAATGGTTTCTAGTGCCGACAACCGGCCGTCCATGTGAATCATGTGCTCGCGCAAGTCGCTGAAGTCCTGGCTGGACTGATACGGCTTGCCGTTGATTTCCAGAATCTCGGACACGGAAAACGTCTGCACGACTCCCGTTTTGGTCCTGGCTTTGATCTCAATCAGGTCGCTACTCACTAGCCTTCTCCAAATGTTGGCACCGCGCGGAAGTAATGAACCAATAAGGTGCCCTGTAGTGCGTACTGGCTGGCGTCGCTGCCCTGGTTGCTGGCTGGTATCGAGACGTTTTCAGGCTCGGACAGGAACGCACCGCGAATTGACGTTGTCGCCCATGCGCCGCTGTATCCGTCCAGTTCGTCTCGCAGGATCTCGTAAAGTTGATGTGACTTGACGTATGTTTTGGCGCGGCAGGTGATCTGGATTGCGGCTTCGGCCAGTCCTGATGCCCCGCGTGTGTGATAAAACTTGTCGCCGCCCATCTGTTGATAGACGATAAACGGCGGCTCTTTCTTCTGTGGTGCCTTGTCTCCGAATATGCCGTTAGTCGTGCCCACCACATCGGTGATTGCGGTTCGCGTTGCCATGTATGTCGCCAAAGCGAATTCAATCATTTCTTACTCGCTAGTTTGGCGGCTTCACGTTCGATCCCGGTTGCGATTCCCTTTTCCATTGCGGCTTGCGACTGCGCCCCAACAGCGTCAATGGCGCGGTCCATAAAGTGCTGCGCTTTCGCGCCCGGATGATGGATCACAAATCCGGCTGGCAGTTTTCGCCACGGCTTACCCAGCTTGATTAAGTGTGGCTTTGTTCCCAGGTCGACCAGAAACGCATGCGGTGCGGCTTTTGCTTTCGGCCCCGCGACTACCATCACGGTCCCATTCTTGTAAATCTTTGGCGATGTCTTGCTGATCGTCTTTCGCAGGTGTTCTCGCTGTGATCCATCTGGATTGCGTCCCGCTCCGAGTCTCACTAACTTCTTCGCAGCCTTGACCACGGGCGTTGCCGCTTTTGCCGTGGCTGACTTCAGGACTTTCTTCTGAACTTTCTCCGGCAGCACCTTTAATGCTTTGAGTAGCGGCTTAATCCCCGTGATCTGCACTGTCTTTTTGCGACTGGCCATCACACAGCCTCTTTCACCTCAATAATCACTTCATTGCCGGTCTTGTTGATCAGGTCGGAATAGGTGATCTCGTAGACATAAGGCCCATCTCGCAGTCGCCACTCAGGATGGTCGTGCAGGCTTCGAGACAGTGCCGTTGACGGCGAGAAAAATACGTTTTCAGTGTCGGCTTGCGTCTGCTTGAACACATAGGCTTCTTTGCCGCCGCGAGTCACTGCGCGGGCTCGGATCTGCCCCACTGTTACCCAGCTCGCATCGGTCGCCAGGTCCGGTTGCCCAGCGGCGTCAACTGCTGCCCCCGGCTTCTCCACAGTGAGCGTGTGCGTGCAGCGCTGCGGCATCTCATTGCATCCGCCGCACTTCATACCACTCCTCCGAATGTTCTCAGCCGCTCAATCATCGTCCAGTAGT